ACCGAAAAAAGCCCCGGCGGGAAAAACCCGGGGAAGGTCGACCAACCCGAGGGGGTGTAATGTCCAACATCAGCGTGACGACAACCGTTGTGCAGCTCAACGACCCAGATGTTTCGTCCGTGATCCAGAACCTCGGGACCGGAATCCTGTACATCGACACCGTCAACACCGTGGCTGCAGGCAGCGGCCTCAAGGTCGCATCCGGTGCTTCCGTACCGGTCGGCGGTGGCCACACGTACTACGGTGTCAGTGATGGCACGTCCGATGTACGTGTTCTTCCGGGCGGTACGGGAAGCCCGGCCTGATCGTTAGAGCGACGCTGGCACTTCACCCAAGAGCAAACTCTCGCCTGCTCAAGGGACCCCAGCAATGCTCTACGCCGTGGTGTCTAAGAGACACGGCTGCTTTACCCCTGCCGATCGGCACTAGGCAGGGTCAACCTCAAGAGGCGCTTCAACGGGCGGCATCGGCTTCCTTGGCGCTTAGCGCAACGCCCCCGCGACCCCGCGTTGAGCGTTTCAGACACAGGGCCTCCTCTCCGCCTTGTGAAAGATGCGTCGGTGCTGCCCGTTGGGCGCCTCTTGAGATTCAGAAGTACTAGTAAAGTGGAGGTGAAGCCTTGGCAACTCGCAAGAGGAGTGCGGGAACGCCACGTCCACCGGCCACAACTCCCGATGGAAGAGAGAGGCAGCTTGTAGCTGCGGCCTACGACTTGGCGGAAGAGCAGATCCGTAACGGAACGGCCACAGCTCAGGTCATCACGCACTTCCTGAAGCTAGGAACAGAGCGCGAAAAGCTTGAACGTATGAGGCTAGAGGGAGAGAACGCGCTTCTTAAGGCGAAGGTTGACTCAATAGCCTCAGCAAGCCGAATCGAAGAGCTAACTCAGAAAGCCCTTGACGCATTCAGATCTTACGCTGGTCGCGGGAGCGTGGATGAGTCGGAGGGATAGAACTTACACGGAGCTGAGCAGACTAGCCGGCTTCGAAGAGCGCTTTGATTACCTAGCCATCCGCAGCATAGTCGGCCTTGACACATTCGGGTTCGAGCGGTGGCTCAATCAAGCGTTCTATCATTCACGCGAGTGGCGGCATGCGCGACAGCAAGTGATCGCAAGAGATCGCGGTTGTGATCTGGGTGTCGAAGGTCAGGAGATCTATGATCGCCCGATCGTTCATCACATGAACCCGATCGCCGTCGATGACATCACGCATGCCAATCTCGACATCATCAACCCGGAGTACCTGATCACGGTATCACTCAGGACTCACAACGCAATTCACTACGGAGACAGATCGCAACTGGTTCAGCCGCTTGTACGGCGTCGTCCGGGCGATACGAAACTCTGGTAAGGAGAGAGACGCATGGAAAGAATCATGGGCGACTCTGTCGACATCACGAAGGTTCCGCATACCGTCGACATCGTCGCGACCTACGCCGACGGACACCTCGGTGTCGTGATCGAGCAGCTACTCGAGGAACTATTCCCGAGTGACAAGTACTTCCACGTTCTCATCGACGTCAACGGTTCCCGCCCCGACGTCCAGGTCAGGGACTGGGAGACCGGCGACAAGGGCGGCGACCTCAGGCAGTGGGTCATCGACCACAACAACCACTCGGGCAAGAAAGACGCGGTGGTTTATTGCAACGAGTCGACCATCGCCGAAGTTCGTCGACTCACCGGCGACCAGATCCTAGGAGAGGACTACTTCCTATGGGTAGCCACCCTCGACGGCAGTATCTTCAGGGGACCCGGCGTGATCGCGTGCCAGAACAAGGGCGCCAGGCAGAACGGCGCAAACTTCGACACCAGCGAGGTGTTCGACGACCGTTTCTGGGTCTCCCCGCACCCCTCGCCCCCCGCGCCCCCCACTCCCCCGAAGCCTGACTGCCGCTCCTTTCAGCGCGCTCTTCGGGTTGTCGTCGACAACAAATGGGGAGCAGACACCGACAAGGCTGCTACTGCTCTCATCAAGGCCTGGGGCGACGAGTTTCCTTACGGTGTCGCCTTCGCTCAGCGCGTTGTCGGCACTAAGGTCGACGGTCTCTGGGGAGCGAACTCGAAGCATGCCCGCAACCTGACCACCGCAAGTGTCCAGCGAGCTCTGATCGCCATGGGCTTCCACCCCGGCAAGGTCGACGGCATCTGGGGTCAGCACACTCACGAGGCCTACACCAAGGCAAGGGCCGCCTGCCATATCTAACCCAGCTGGAGAAACCCCGTGCCACCAAACCCTGACAGCATCCTGGACTCGGTCAAGAAGAGCATCGGTCTTGACTCGTCGGACACGACATTCGACCTCGATGTCACGATGTTCATCAACTCGGCATTCGGGGTTCTCAAGCAGCTCGGCGTCGGTTCGGACACCGGCTTCATCATCGCGGACAACACCACGCTCTGGTCTCAGTACGTCAACGGTCTGACATATCTGGGCATGGTGAAGACCTACATCTACATGTTCGTGAAGCTGGTGTTCGACCCGCCGGCGACTTCGTTCGCAATCGCAGCCTGCGAGAAGCTGATCGAGGAACTCGGCTGGCGGATCCTTGCCGCAGTAGAAGCTGAGACTCCGCCGAGCGACCCGTTCGCTACCACCACGACAAGCACGACGAGCGGGATCATGAAGAACTACTTCGCGCCGAAGGTCGTCGTGGTCCAGTACAGCCCGAACATTACCATCGATGCCTCGGCCGGGAACATGTTCTACCTGACGTTGGCCGGGGACTGCGCAATGTTCGCGCCTTCCAACGGCGTGGACGGAGAACACATCACCCTCGAGGTTGTCTCCAACGGGCATTCCATATCGTGGAGGTCCGGCTGGGACTTCGGCGACATCGGAGTCCCGACCCTGTCCGCCGGAGGCAAGGCCGACATCATCAGCGCGTACTACAAGACAGCCTCTGCCAGCTGGCGTGCGGGCTTCACCACAGGCTTCTGATCAAGACAAGGACACATTTTTATGTCGAGTAACCTGTTCCTCGCCGATAACGCTGCTCAGGCTGGCTGCGACGCGGTCGCCGCGCTGTGCAACAGCGGAACCCTCAAGATCTACGCCGGCACCCAGCCGACTGACGCCAACACTGCGGTGGGCGCCCAGACCCTGCTGGCAACCCTCACCTTCGGCGCCACCGCATTCGGTGCCAGTGCGGCTTCCGGTACCGCGCCGAGCCGGAAGGCCACCGCTACCGCGAACGCGATCAGCGATGACACCTCGGCCGATGCCACTGGAACGGCTACCTGGTTCCGGATCCTCAAGTCCAATGGCACCACCGTGGTCATGGACGGCTCGGTCGGCACGACCGGCGCGGACCTGAACCTGGCGACCACCAGCCTCGTGGCCGGCGTGGACGTCTCCATCACCAGTTTCACCCTGTCCCAGCCGGAGTAGCAACCTCCTGCGGAGTAGAGGAGGTTTAACGTGACTTTCACCGCGCAAGGGTCAAACCTCACATGGGATACCGGCAACCCCAGCTTTACTCCGCATGCGGTAGGCGACCTGGTGGTGGCCGTATTCATCACGAAGCTGGCCAGCACCCCGTCGGTTTCCAACTTGTCCAGCAGCAATGTCACCTGGACTAAGGTTGCAGGTCCGTACACCGGAACGCTTTCCAGCACCAATACGAGTGTCTGGCTAGGCAAGGTAACCAGCGTAAGCGCCGCCAACCAAACGATCACCTGGAGCGGCGGAAGCGAACCGGCTCACTGGCAAGCAGATGTCAGACAGTTTACGGTCACCAGCGGAGACTGGAAGCTCGACAAGGCCGCGGCTCTCGATGTGCATACGTCGAACACCGCATATCCCTCTCTGACGCCGAACGCTTCCGGAGAGTTGTACTACGGATCGCATTACGACGACAGCGGAGCTAGCGCCGGTAGCACTTCTGGTTACACGTATGTCATCGACACTCACGGCAACGGGTTCTTGTTCAACCCCAGCTGCGGGAGCGGAGCGCAAGCTCCGACCTGGGCCGACAACACTGTCTTCGGCGGTGGTGCTGTCCTTATCCAGGAGCGAATTTCTGGAACGGCGGCTGTCCAGCTCAAGAAGATGCGGGCATTCGGTTACGACCATCCGCATTACAACACCGGCGCGACTACCACAGCTTCTGCTGTTCCGCAGTCTACTCATCCGACGCTTAGCCTTCCGGCAGGCGTCATGGAGGGTGACTGCATGATCATCGGCGTGGACCTGTTCGGTTATAATGGCGATACAGGTATTGCTATTAACCTGACGCCTGGTGTTTCCGGGAATGACTGGACTCAGATCGGCGGTCTGAAGAGTTACGACGATGGAACGCTAAAACTCTATGGCGCAGTGTTTGTCCGGCAGGCTACGGCTAGCGACGCCGGATCTACTCTGACGTTCAGTTACAGTGGCACTCCTGCTACGGACCAGAAGTGGTGGGCCATTGCCGAGGTTTCCTTCATAGGTCTTGATGCTGCCGCCATCGACGTGTTCTCCGCTAGCGGAGCCATTTCCGGTAACACGGTCTCGACGCCATCCGGCACGACAACTCATGACGGAGCCTGGGCTGTTTATGTAGGCCCGATAGGCGCCGGCGGAGCTGGAGCCATAGCAACGCAACCATCGGGGACGACTCTCCGTGAGAACGTCAGCACGTCGGGCGTTTGCTGTGCTATCGCCGACACAAACGGCAGCGTGGGTGCTTCAGGGACGTCAATAGGCGGAACTGTCTGGACGGACACTACCTCTGGCGGTTGGGGGACGTCGTTCTCTCTGGGCGTAGGTCCTCTCACGACAAATCCGCCTGGTTCGGTAGCTGTCTCGCTCAAGAAGATGAAAGCCGCCGGAGTCGGAAATGTAACTGACTCATTCTCCGCTGTTTACAACAGTTCCAGCGGTGGCGTCGACAGTTACGATGTCACCTCGCAAGGGAACGGGACAGGGTCGCACACGCTCCAGGTGATAGTTCCGACTAACCCGGACCCGGCATATCCGCACTCGTTCCTGTACATGCTCCCGGTGGAACTAGTCGGTAGCAACACGTACGGCGACCCGATCACCAACGCGACCAATCTGGGTCTGGCCAACACCTACAACACGACGATCATCTCTCCTGGTTACGCGATCGACCCCTGGTACGCGGACAATCCTACGGACGCGACCATCTTGCAGGAGACGTTCACGATCTGGGTAACTCAGTGGGCCGCGGCTAATCTTTACGTCACTGGATCCGAGAAGCATTACATTACCGGGTTCAGCAAGAGCGGTATCGGCGGAGCAGGTCTCATATTCCGGCATCCGACGGTGTTCGAGAAGGCTGCGCTGTGGGACACGCCTGCTGATGACAGTTCGTATAACCGGTTCGGCGGCGATGATTCGGCTGTTTACGGCACAGCGGCTAACTTCACCGACAACTATGAGCTTTCGTCGGCTAACCTTAATGCGTGGTCGGGACCGTTCACCTCGGCCAACAGGATCTGGATAGCCCAGGGCAGCTCGTACGGCGGAGAAGTAGCCGACTGGCATACGCTCATGACGTCGATCGGTATTCTCCACACCTACGACGCCACGACTTACGCCAGTGATACCCACGCTTGGCACGACGACTGGATTATCGGTGGCTTGTCCACCATGTTCGCCCAGGTGCCTAGCGCTCACGCGACACTCAAGAAGATGAGTGTCTCGGGTTCGAACATCGCGAAGGTCGTCCAGTTTAAGGACCTCAACAACGCCACGTCAGGAAACCTCGACGCCAACGTCACGCAGCACAATTCCGTCTTCGTAGTTGTTACGACGTACAACGCGTCCAATGTGGCCATCGGGACTTCCGCGGTCTCTGTAGCCGGACAGTCGCTGACAAAGCTGATGGAGGTTTCTACTCCGTACAACGGTCAGCTGCAGTATTTCTCGATCTGGGGAGCTGCAGACAGTCCGGGTGGTTCTTCCGCGGTTTCGGCCACGGTCAGCAACGGCACCTTCAACCCCGGAGACGGTCTTCTTGTCTTCGAAGTCGAGGGACTGGGGACGACCTGGCACGTCGACAAGACTGTGTCAGCTAACAGTGGTTCGGGAACAGCGATTGCTTCCGGTTCTACCGGCAGTCTTAGCGCTGCTAACGAGTTCGTGCTGGCCGCGCTGGTCAGTGCCAACGGCACTACGGGAACGCCAACAGGTCTTACCGGCGGTACCTGGGAAGTCAACGGCACGATTTACACCTACAACTGGGCCGGGTACGCAACGCCATTTTCATCAACATCGGCGTTCTCGGTATCAGGTACGGAAAGCTCGACAGGCCCCTGGGCCGCGGGCATCGTGACCATTGCGCCTGGTTCTGCCTCTTCGGTTAACGGCATGGCGGCCGTCACGCTCAAGAAGATGGGCACTACTGACGTCTTCACGCTGTTCGGTCAGCAGCCCGCCACGGCGGGTACTGCCGACAGCTTTACAGCAAGCGAGACGAACGGCCTGAAGTTCTCAGTATCAGCCGCCAGTCATCTCGAGGCTGTCTGGTATTCGTCTCCGTCGGGCTGCACCGCGCTTCCGAGCACGGTCGGTCTTTACAACGCGGACACGAGTACCTTGATGTTCGAGGACACCAGTCCGTCCTGGTCTGGAGCGGCCGGAAGCGGCTGGGTTAAGTATGTCCCGGCTAATCCGATTACCCTGGCTGCTGGTGTTAACTACATGGCCGTTGCGGCGCATCTGACAGACACTAGCCAAGACTGGTACCCGATTACGTCAGGGTTCTGGTCGGGCAGCGGGATCACGAACGGACCGTTGTCTTGTCCTAATCAGCCGTACTACTACGACAACAGTGGCGTTCTCGCCTTGCCATTGACTGCTTTCGGAAACTACAACGTCTGGATTGACGTCGAAGTTTCCACGGCGAACGTCAAGGAATCAGGCACGGCAGACGTCACTCTCAAGAAGATCGCGGTCTCAGCGTCTTCCAAGTATCCCGGCACAGTTGCTGTCACCCTCAAGAAGATGGTCGTTTCGGGAACGGCCAGTGCTCCGGATGCCGGAACCGCTGTTGTTCTCCTCAAGAAGATGACTGCCTTCGGTCTGGGCAGTGTCGAAGTATCGGGAACTGACTCGGTCGTCCTTCGCAAGATGACCGTGGCGGCGAGCGGAAACATACCAGAAACCGGAACCGCTGCTGTTACTCTCCAGAAGATGACCGCCTTCGGCATGGGCAGTGCCGAGGTTTCGGGAACCGGGTCGATAGTCCTCCGCAAGATAATGGTGGCGGGATCGGGTCTTTCTCCCATCTTCGGAACAGTTGTAGTAACCCTGCCCAAGACGCAAGTCCATGCTTCAGACGGCCACGCTGCTGGAGCTTCATCCCTGTTCATATTCTCGCAATTCTGAAGGAGAAACACTGATGGATGTCCAGCAGTACAATGTCACTCGCGCCGCCGCCGCCGAAGCGAACCCAGTCGGTGTCTGGGCCGACGCGCCTGCAGCCGCCTCGGCTACCGACCTGGTCAACACCTCGGGACACGACGTCGAGGTCCAGCTCGTCGCCGGCACCGTGACCGCGATCAAGAAGAACGGTGTCACGCTCGCCAGCGCTGCCGTCGCCGCTCCCGGCCTGATCGTTCGCCTCCAGCCGGGTCACGTCCTCAACGTCACCTACTCCGTGGTCCCGACGACCTTCCAGTGGACCTACGCCTGACCTGATCGTCCCGGAAGGAGCTAGCAGGAAGGGAGGTTTCGGTGGCAGAACCCACGGCAGTACAGAAGAGAGCCCTCGCCAAGATGGGCTACGCCATGCCGGACGGGTCTTACTACATCCGTGCTGGCGCGGTCGGAGCTTCCGATCTCGACAACGCCATCAACGCCGTCGGCCGTGGCGAGCCACAGAGCTCCCACAACGCGATCCGTGTGCATATCATGAAGCGGGCGAAGGCTCTCGGGCTTTCGGACAAGATCCCCGCGGACTGGCAGGCAGATGGATCGCTGAAGCTGAATCACGGCGACCTGCTGGACCAACTGGCTGACAATTTCCTCGAGCATTTCGGCGTTATGGGAATGCGCTGGGGTCACCATCTTCCCGGTGTGGAAGCTCTTGGTGGCCCCGGCAACGGGGGTCGGCCGGCACCGTTCATCCAGCGAGGCGATCACACGGGTGACAAGCCCGGTTCCGGTCCGTCAGGTCAGAGCGGAAAGCCGCCAGAGCAGCAAGCTCAGGGCGCGCTCGACGCTCTCAAGGCCTTGCGCGCCAAGGTCACTCAGGAAGCAGCATCAGCCAAGGCAGAAGCCGATGGCACTGCGCCGACTGATCTGAGCAAGGAGCAAGCTGCGCAAGTTCATGCAGCTACCGCCGCTCACCTGGCTCAGGTGGCTCAGCTCCACAACAAGGCGACGGCTGCCGCGGCAACGCACAAGACCACCCAGGCCAAGATCGCTAAGCAGCCGGCTACGGTGAAGGCGAAGAAGGCCTCAGCCGCGGCGAAGAAGCTGCACGCAGCTCACATGAACCACCTGGCGAAGACCGCACATCAGGCTCATGCCGCGCACAAGGCTCACGTGGCCAACATCAAGGTCAAGACCAAGGTCTCTGAGTTGACCAAGCAGGACAGGGCTGAGCTGGCGAAGCTGTCTCCGGCACAGCGGTCGGCACTGAAGAAGCTGACGCCGCAGCAACGGGCAACGCTGAACAAGATGACCTCTGCGCAGCGGTCGAAACTTTCTCACCTGACTCAGGCGGAGAAGACAGCGCTGTCGCACCTGACGCCTAAGCAGAAGGCTGCGCTGGCCAAGGCGACTGCTGCTTCTGCACACAAGAGGCACGCGGCCGCAATGGCAAAGAAGCCTGCCCCCGTGGCGGCTGCAAAGGTACACGCCATATCTATGCATTCAGCTCTCGACGGCGACAAGGTCGGCGATTTCCTGGAGCACTTCGGCGTCAAGGGCATGAAGTGGGGTATCCGCAGGAATGGCGGTCATCCTGGCAGGCAGGGTCCTGGCGAAGTCCATCCGATCTCGACCGATGCGCAGAGGGCGCACGACACGGCCCAGAAGATTCACCGGCACGGAACGGCTGCACTCAGCAATGACGACCTTCAGCACCTGGTCAACAGGCAGCGGCTCCTTCAGCAGCACGCGCAGCTGAACCCGGCAGATCCCTCGAGCGTCAGGAAGGGTCTTGATTTCGTGAAGACCATTACCGGTGACGCCAAGACAGTTCTCGACGCGGTCGAAACAGGCCGCCGGGCTGTCAAGACGTTCAACGGACTGGCATCCGAAGCTAAGCCGAGCGAACCACACCGGCAGAGCAGGCGCACGAGGAACAAACCGCTCAAGGTGGTCGACGTCCGAGCGGCATAACCAAAGGTAACCGCAATCAGGAGGTTTAAGATGGACACCTGGCGAGACGCAGCACTCGTAGGAATTCTGGTCCTCGTCATCCTCATCTTCTGCGGAGTCCACCCATAACACAGGAAGGGAGGATCGGCGATGGCGCTGTCGAACACGGCGACTCCAAAGTACTACGGAGCTTTCCGTGCAGCGGTACTCCGCGGAGATATTCCGGTTTGCCGGGAGATCTCTATGCAGATGAACCGCATCGACGCGCTCATCGCCGATCCGAACTTCTACTACGATGATGAGGCGATCGACGGTTTCATCAGGTATTGCGAGAACGAGCTCACGCTTACTGACGGCAGTGATTTCTTCCTGCTGGATAGCTTCAAGCTGTGGGCCGAAGATCTTCTCGCCTGGTTCTACTTTGTCGAGCGAAGCATCTACGTCCCGAATGCAGACGGGCACGGCGGGCACTATGTCCGGAAGAGGATCTGCAAGAGACTTGTCAACAAGCAGTACCTTATCGTGGCACGCGGGGCCGCGAAGTCCATGTATGCCATGCTCATCCAGGCATATTTCCTGAACATCGACACATCCACGACGCACCAGATCACTACTGCCCCGACCATGAAGCAGGCAGAAGAAGTGATGGCGCCTTTCCGGACAGCCATCACGCGATCTCGCGGTCCGTTGTTCCAGTTCCTGACCGAAGGGTCACTGCAAAACACGACCGGATCACGAGCGAATCGTGTAAAGCTCGCTTCCACCAAGGTCGGGATCCAAAACTTCCTGACCGGCTCGGTGCTTGAAGTCCGGCCTATGTCCATCAACAAGCTTCAGGGACTCAGGCCTAAAGTGTCGACCGTGGACGAGTGGCTTTCAGGAGATATCCGGGAGGATGTCATCGGAGCGCTCGAACAGGGCGCCTCCAAGATGGCAGATTACATCATCGTGGCTACCAGCTCGGAAGGAACCGTCCGGAACGGCTCGGGCGACACCATCAAGCTGGAGCTTACCGACATCCTCAGGGGCGATTACATCAACCCGCACGTCTCGATCTGGCATTACCGGCTCGACGAGCTGGAAGAAGTCGCTGATCCGGCCATGTGGCCGAAGGCGAACCCCAACATCGGGATAACGGTGACCTATGAGACTTATCACCTCGACGTCGAGAGAGCTGAGAATGCGCCGGCCGCGAGGAACGACATCCTCGCCAAGCGGTTCGGGATCCCCATGGAGGGATTCACCTACTTCTTCACTTACGAGGAAACTATACCTCATAGGCGGCGGGAGTTCTGGCGCATGCCGTGTGCTATGGGAGCAGACCTCTCCCAAGGGGACGACTTCTGTGCGTTCACGTTCCTCTTCCCGCTCAGGGCAGACACTTTCGGCGTAAAGACCAGGAGCTACATCTCCAGTCTTACCATGTCGAAGCTCCCAGGAGCAATGCGGCAGAAGTACGAGGAGTTCATCGAGGAAGGCAGCCTTCACGTGCTCGACGGGGCAACCCTCGACATGATGGAGGTCTATGACGACCTCGAGCGGTTCATACTCGACAACGAGTATGACGTCCGGGCGCTTGGGTATGACCCGTATAATGCCAAAGAGTTCGTAACCAGATGGGAAGCGGAGAATGGCCCCTTTGGTATCGAAAAGGTCATTCAGGGCGCTCGGACGGAATCGGTTCCACTCGGCGAGCTTAAGTCCCTGGCCGGTGAGCGCTTGCTCATCTTCGACCAGGAGCTGATGTCGTGGGCCATGGGTAACGCCATCACCATGGAAGACACGAACGGTAACCGGAAACTCCTGAAGAAGCGGCAGGATCAGAAGATCGACAACGTCGCCGGAATGCTGGATGCTTTCGTCGCGTACAAGCTGAACAAGGGGAGCTTTGAGTAATGGCTGATCCAAAAAACCTGCAGGACATGGACGACGATGAGCTGATGGCTGAGGTCAAGAAGGTCGTCAAGATCGAAGAGGTCGCGAAGATCGGAAAGTCGAAGGTCGTCAAGGAAGCTCTCGCCAAGAAGACGGGCAAGAAGTAATCGTGGCTGACAAGGACAAGAAGAAGGAAGAGAAGAAAACCCCTTCGAAGGAACTCGTCAAGCAGAACGAAGAGTTCTTCGACGCCGTCAAAATGGTAGAGAAGACTAAGCCGCCAGCAGTTAAGTAAGGAGGTGAACGTGCAAGTCGAAGAGTTTCTCGAGCATCACGGCGTCAAGGGGATGAAGTGGGGCGAGCATCACGCTCGTCGTCAGGCCAGGGCAGACGCCAACGAGTTCGCCAAGGCGCGGGCTTTCTACGGTCAGGGCGCTGGTACCCGGCGCAAGCTGATCAAGGCCAAGGTTCAGACCCGGATGGCCAACCCGCATTACGCCGACGAGTTCCACAAGACCCTGAACGGGCAGAATCTCGAGAAGCGATCCGCGCAGGCCACTCGCCTCCGCAAGCGTAAGGACGCCACAGGGTTCGTCGGGAAGACGGCCCGCAGTGCGCACCGTCAGCTGACGGGTGGTTTCGGCCCTGTCACCGCTGCTGGAGCTACTGTCGCGGCAGGTCTCGCTTACGCGCACAAGACAGGTCTCGACAAGCAGATCGCTGCGAAGATCAAGTCTGCCGCTACGAGCAAGTCAACCCAGGAGGCCACCCGAGCGTGGCTCAAGAGCCAGGGCATCGGCTGACATTTAGCGATATCCGGAGAAAGGAAAGGGGGTGACAGTGGGCAGACGCATAAACCAGCTTAAGCACGCCTTCAACACGTGGCTTGCTGCGGACCAGTCCAACGGCCAGCTAGGCGATCCGACAACCGCAGGCGCCTCATACACTTCCCGGCCTGACCGCCCGCGCTTCAGGGCTTTCAACCGGAAGACCATCGTCGAGGCGATCTACACCAGGATCGCTATCGACACTGCTGCGGTCCCGATCCGGCATGTCCGGCTCGACAAGAACCGCATGTACAAAGAAGACATGCCTAGCGCCCTGAATGACTGCTTGATGGTCGAAGCCAACATTGACCAGTCAGGCAGGCAGTTCATCCAGGACGCCGTGCAGACTCTTTTCGATGAAGGTGTCATCGCCATATTGCCGGTTGACACGACGCTGAACCCCCTGACCACCGGCGGCTACGATGTCAACTCCATGCGGGTTGGCAAGATCGTCCAGTGGATGCCGAGGCATGTCCGCGTCAGGGCGTACAACGATAACACTGGCATGCAACAGGAAGTGACTGTGCCGAAGGGCATGGTCGCCATCGTCGAGAACCCGCTCTACTCGGTGATGAACGAGCAGAGCTCGACTCTTCAGCGTCTTCTCAGGAAGCTTAGCCTCCTGGACGCTGTTGACGAGCAGAGCGCATCCGGGAACCTGGACATCATCATCCAGTTGCCCTACGTCATTAAGACTGAAGCGCGCCGGGCGGAAGCCGAGAAGCGACTCAAGGAGATTGAGTTTCAGCTGAAGGGCTCCCAGTACGGGATTGCGTACACGGACGGTACGGAGAAGATCACTCAGCTTAACCGACCGGCCGAGAACAACCTGATGGACCAGATCAAGTACCTGACTGACATGCTTTACGGCCAGCTAGGCATCACTGATTCGGTCATGAACGGTACGGCCGACGAGCCGACGATGATCAACTACTACAACCGGACGATCGAGCCGATTCTCGCGGCTATTGCCGGTGCCATGGTCAGGGCCTTCCTGACCAAAACCGCACGGTCGCAGAACCAGTCGATCATCTACATCCGGGATCCGTTCAAGCTCGTCCCGGTCAAGGATCTCGCTGAGATCGCGGACAAGTTCACCCGCAACGAGATCCTCTCCTCCAACGACATGCGGGCAATCGTCGGCTTCCAGCCGTCGGACGACCCGAAGGCGAACGTGCTTCTGAACAAGAACATCCCAGCAGCGTACGGCGAGCTACCTCAAGACGGCGTTGCGCTGAAGAAGCCGAAGTTGCCTCCGAAGTCAGCCTTCCCGCAGGTCCCGGCAATCCCCGAAGGAGTTTCCAGTCAAAATGGCAGCGGCAACCCAGCCTGATTTCAGCGGGTATGTCACCAAGTACGGGATCAGGTGCACCGACGGCCGAACGATCATGGCTCACGCTTTCAAGGGCCAGGACGGCGCTCAGATCCCGCTCGTGTGGCAGCACCAGCACAACGCCCCCGACAACGTACTCGGCCACCTCATCCTGGAGCACCGCGACCAGGGCGTCTGGTGCAACGGGTTCTTCAACGACACCCCGCAGGGCAAGAACGCGAAGGCCCTGGTCATCCACAAGGACATCACCGCGCTCTCGATCTACGCCAACCAGCTCCAGCAGCAGGGCGGCAACGTCACTCATGGCATGATCCGTGAGGGCAGCCTCGTCCTGGCCGGCGCGAACCCCGGCGCGATGATCGCGAACGTCAACGTCCAGCACGGCGATGGCAGCCTCAGCGAGCTCGACGATGAGGTCATCGTCTACTCCGGCGAGGAGCTCACGCACGCCACCGCAACCGTCGAAGCCCCGAAGAAGGTCGCGCCGGCAAAGGGCGAGATGCCCAAGCCCAGCGCGGACAACCCGGACCCCGACGGGGACGGCGACAACGACCTCTTCGACCCGGCGGACGGCGGCCTCGACGCGAGCTCGGCATCCATCCAGCAGATTCTTGACACCATGACCGACGAGCAGAAGCAGGTCGTCTACGGCCTCGTCGGTGCCGCTCTCCAGCAGAGCGACAGCAGCGACGCGGAAGTCGCGGAAGACGACCAGGACGACAGCACCATCTCTCACGACCAGGAAGGCGACCCAGTGTCCCGTAACGTCTTCGACCAGACGTCCGAAGCCGGCAGCCAGAGCCCGGCCGGTACCACCCTGTCGCACAGCGACATGCAGGAGATCTTCGGCATGGCCCACAAGGGCGGCTCGCTGAAGGGCGCAGTCGAGGAGTGGGCGCTGGCTCACGGCATCGACGACATCTCCACCCTGTTCCCGTACGACCAGGCCGTCACCGACACGCCGGAGTTCATCTCCCGGCGCACCGAATGGGTCAACGGCGTCCTGACCGGCGTCCGTCGCACCCCGTTCTCGCGGATCAGGAGCTGGACCGCGGACATCACCTTCCAGGAGGCCCGTGCCAAGGGGTACATCAAGGGCAACCTCAAGAAGGAGGAGTTCATCCGGATCGCGCGCCGGATCACGACTCCGCAGACCATCTACAAGAAGCAGAAGCTCGACCGCGACGACATCCTGGACATCACCGAGTTCGACGTGGTGAACTGGCTGCAGACCGAGATGCGCCTCATGCTGGACGAGGAGCTCGCTCGCGCCATCCTGATCGGCGACGGCCGCGACGTGGACGACCCCGACAAGATCGACACCGCGAACGTGCGGCCGATCTACGGTGACGACGAGATGTACGTGACCCCGGTCTACGTCGCCAACTCGGCCATCACCACCTCCGCGGACGCGATCGTGGACGGCGTGGTGAACGCCTTCCGCTTCTACCGTGGTTCCGGCAACCCGGTGATGTACACCACCCGCATCTGGCTCGCCAAGATGCTCCTGATCAAGGACACCCTCGGGCGCCGCATCTACCCGACCCTGCAGGAGCTCTCGGCCGCGCTGGGCGTCAGCAACGTCATCGCCTGTGAGGCGCTGGAGGCGTCGCCGGAGCTGATCGGCATCGTCGTCAACCTGCAGGACTACACCGTCGGCGCCGACAAGGGTGGGGAAGTCAACATGTTTGACTTCTTCGACATCGACTACAACCAGTTCAAGTACCTCATGGAGACCCGCGTCTCGGGCGCCATGACCAGGTACCGCGGTGCGCTGACGATCATCGAGTTCACCGGCACCGGCCTGCTGTCCGACCCGGCCGCTCCGACCTTCGACGAGGTCACCGGCGTCGGCACCATCCCGGCGTTCTCCGGTCTGCACCTCACCTACAAGACCGTGGCGGACGACGGCACGCTCAGCAGCTCGCTCACCGTCGGTGCGCAGTCGGCGATCGCTTCCGGTGCGTACGTCACCTACCGGGCCGTGCCGGACGCGGGCTACGAGTTCTCCACCGACAACTTCCAGTGGACCTTCCGCCGCGACTGACCCTGGGAGGGCGATAGATGCGCTTCTCCGGGAGCGTAGGCTTCGCGACCAGTACGGAAACTGCTCCAGGCGTCTGGTCAGATGTCATTACCGAGAAGCCATATTTCGGCGATGTCATCAGAAACTCCAGGCGCCTGGAGAACCCGTCGATGGTACCTCCAGAGACGAACCAGGGCGTAGCGCTCGGGAATTCGTTCAGCATCGTCGCGGACGCGATGGCCTTCGAGAACTACCAGCGCATGAGGTATGTCCTCTGGAACGGCGGCTACTGGACCATCACCGACATCGAGGTTCGCCGGCCAAGGCTCATCTTGACGATCGGAGGGCAGTGGCATGGGAACAAGGCTTGAGTTCCAGACTCTCCTTGAGGGACTCGGGAACGGAGTCAACGTATATTTCCAGCCTCCGCCCGATGTCCAGATGGTCTATCCGGCGATTGTCTACAATCGTGACTACCTGACCAATCAGTTCGCTGACAATATCCCGTACGCGGGAATGATCAGGTATCAGGTCACGTTGATCGCCGCTGATCCAGACAGTCCTCTGCACTCCTTGCTCAGGGCAATGCCGTTGATGAGGTTTATACGGCATTACACGAGCGCCAACCTGAACCACGACATTTACGACGTCTACTTCTAAAGGAGAAGTTGATGGCAGTTCTCGTCTTCGACGACACGGGTAACCGTAGGTTCGAGACCGGTGTCAAGAAGGGTGTCCTGTACCCGCTGAACACCGGCAACGGGCTGTATGACACGGGTTACTCCTGGAACGGTCTCACCCAGATCAAGGAGAAGCCCGCTGGGGCTGGCTCCAACAAGCAGTACGCCGACAACATCGCCTACCTGAACCTGCTTTCTGCGGAGACGTTCGGCGGCGAGATCAGTGCCTTCACCTACCCGGACCAGTTCGGGCTCTGCGATGGCACGGCCGAGCCGGCTTCCGGCGTCACCGTCGGCCAGCAGTCCAGGGCGACCTTCGGGCTCAGCTACCGCACCGAAGTCGGCAACGACGTGTCGTCCGACCTGGGCTACAAGCTGCACCTGGTGTACGGCGCGCTGGCTTCACCGTCCGAGAAGGACTTCTCCACGATCAACGACTCGCCGAACGCGGTGACGTTCACGTGGGCCTTCGACTGCACGGGCGCCAGTTCCTCGACGTACGGCACGACCAGCCTGCTGACGATCGACTCCACCAAGGTCGACGCGACCGCACTGACCGACCTGGAGAACTTCCTGTACGGGACGGCCGGCACGAACCCGTCGCTGCCGCCGCCGGACTCGGTCACGGCTCTGTTCACCGGCACGATCACCGCGGTCACGCTGTCTCCGGCGACGTTCGACGGTGCGCACACCATCACCATCCCGTCCCAGACCGGTGTCACCTACTACGTCGACGGCGTCGTGCACGCCGCCGGCTCCGTGATCATGACCACCGGCCAGAAGAAGATCGTCTCGGCCGTTCCGAACGCCGGCTACATCTTCAACACGCCGGTTGTCGACCGCTGGCTGTTCACCTTCGTCAGCTAAGCCTGCCCGAGCTGTTGCGGACTGCTCGGTAAGGGAAAGGAGGAGCGAGTGCTCCGGCTAACAGTCGTCACCGCAGAAGGATTCGACGATGAGAGAAGTCAATTCGTCGAGGCCAGCAGTGTCGTGCTTGAGCTGGAGCACTCGCTGCTCTCGCTGTCAAAATGGGAGTCGAAGTGGGAAGTTCCCTTCCTCGGCGACCAGGCCAAGACAGATGAACAGGTCCTGGATTATGTTTGCATGATGAGTTCCTCCGGTGAAATTCCCCTGGAGGTCCTCATGCACATGGGTCCGGAACACTTCAGTGCCGTCAACGAGTACATCAACGCCAAGATGACGGCGACCACGTTCCAGGGCAAGCGCGAGCCGAAGAACAACGAGGTCATCACCGCTGAGCTGATCTACTACTGGATGATCGCGCTCGGGATTCCGTTCGAGTGCCAGGAATGGCATCTAAACCGGCTCTTGACCCTCGTCAAGGTTTGTAACATCAAGAACACTCCCAAGGACAAGCAGCAGGGCGGACTTACGAGATCCAGTGCGGCTGACCGCCGTGCCCTTAACGAACAGCGACGCCGAGAGACAGGAAGCAGCGGGTGACATGACCAGAGTTACCTGGGACGCTTCAGGACAGCGTCTCTATCAGACGGGCATCGATCGCGGGATGATCTACCTTGCGGATGGGAGCGTCAGTACCTGGAGCGGTCTCGTCTCAGTCACGGAATCACCGAGTGGCGGTGATCCGGTACCGACTTTCCTCGACGGGCAGAAGGTCCTCAACGTTCCCGGAGGGGTTAACTACGAGGGAACGATCGAGTCGATGTCTCTTCCGTTGAGTGCCGCCGCATGCGCTGGCTGGGGGATTCTCCAGTACGGTCTCTACGCGTCGAACCAGCCAAGGCTGCCGTTCGGGTTCTCTTACCGGACGCTGATCGGGAACGACGTCAGCGGAACAGACTTCGCCTACAGGATTCACCTGATATTCAACTGTACGGCGAAGGCTTCTGACTTCACTCATGAAACAGTCAAGGACCAGCCCTCGGTCAAGACGTATTCCTGGGGCATCACCGCGGTTCCTGTCTCTTTCCCCGGCAAGAGGCCGACGGCCCATGTCATATTCGACACTAGGGTTCAGACCCCGCCGACCATCACCGCCATTGAGGCTCTCCTCTACGGGGACGACGAGACCGATGCCGTGATGCCGACCACTGACCAAGTCGCGCTTCTGCTTTCGTCCTAGGAGACATCATGCCAGCTGGAACGATCGCGGCTAGCCTGCACAAGATGAGCGTGCTAGCGTCTTTCACGGCGCCGTTTCACGCTCGGGTAAGCTGGGATGCCAGCACGGACAAAACCTACTCCACTGGGATCTCGCAGGCAGTTCTGTACCCTCAGAATTCCCCGGGGGTTGCCTGGAACGGACTGATCTCGGTGACCGAGAAGGGCGACGATAACACGACGTCCATATCCGTGGACGGGCAGCTGGCCATTGCCGAAAATCTCCCGGGGGTATTCGCGGGAAGCTTGTCGGCATACATGTACCCGGAAGAGTTCGAGCCGTGCATCGGTAACTCCGACGGCTACACAAGCCAGCCGAACAAGTCGTTCGGTCTCTGCTACAAGGACAACCACCAGCTTCATATCCTGTACAACGTCCTGATCAAGCCGGGAAGTGACAAGTACCAGACCCTGAGCGATAACCCAAGCGCGGTAGCTTTCGGATGGGACCTCACGACTACTCCTGTCGATATTCCCTGGGGAAGACCGTCAGCGCACCTCGTGATAATGGTCGACTACGCTCAGCCAGGCGCGCTTTCGGCACTCGAGGACGTTCTTTACGGCAATGCCGCGAACGCCCCTTCGCTACCCAGCCCGCAGGCTATCTACGACATATTCGACCCGTTCGCGCTTCTGACGATCACCGACAACGGTAACGGGACCTGGACAGCCGACGATCACGGGCACGGCGCCATATCCATGGTCGACGGTAACCACTTCCAGATCACCTGGCCGTCCGCCGTGTTCCTGTCCGACACCACCTTCAGGATCCATTCACTTTAAGGAGGCTCATGGCCACCATAATTGGCATGACAGCCGCTGCGATGGATGCGATCGCCGCTGGTGTCATCGTCGGAGCTACTGTCAACGGCGCAGGTCATCTGATCCTGACCAAGGAAGATGCGTCTACCGTGGACGCCGGATACGTCGTCGGGCCTCAGGGGCCGGCTGGATCCAACGGCACGAACGGCGCTGACGGCAACACCTACAGCATCGATACGATCGCGGGTCTGCATCCGACGGCTGCGAACTGGAGTAACAGCAGCCATAAGATCACCGGGCTTGCCGATGGGACTGCGTCAGGTGACGCCGCTACCTATAATCAGGTCGCCCTGAAGGCCGGCACTACGTTCACGGGTCGCGTGGCTCCTGCTGTTTCGAATCTAAGCTGGGCTTCGACTATCGCTGTCGACGCTTCTCTTGGTAACCATTTCAGGATCACCCTGGTTGGCGCTACCGCAGTACTTGGCGCACCCTCGAACCCGGTTGACGGCCAGAGGATCATAGTCGAAGTACTTCAGGACGGGACCGGCAGCCGGCTACTGACCTATGACACGGCTTATCTCTTCAGCACGGGTCTTCCCTCGCCGACTCTATCGACCGCGGCCGGTGCTACCGACTTGCTCGGGTTCATCTACAACTCGACCAAGGCGAAGTGGCTATTCGTCGCCTTCGTGAACGGGTTCTGATGACCATATCCGTAATCCAGGCTGTCGCCAAGAACACCCTCAGCTCCACGATCACAGCTACCGGCGGAAGCAACGACCGGGCTCTGATCGTGTGCGTGAACAGCTACAACGCGACGCTTCAGGGCACGATCAGCAGCGTAAAGCTGGGTACCGCTACCCTGACCCAGGCCGTGACGCTAACGAACACCAGCGACGGCTTCGAGTCATCCTGGATCTTCTACAAGCTGGGCATCGCTTCGGGCCAGACATCTGTAGTCGTCACTGGAAGCAATTTGTCAGTAGTTTCCTCCGACGGCGGAATAGACGTCATGGAAGTCTCCGGGCTAGCGCTCTCCAGCGCGCTGGATAAGGCAGTGTCCGCTCAGGGCACCAGCACGACATATTCTGTCGCTTCGGGTACGTTGGGTCAGGCCAATGAGCTAATCGTCGGCACGACAGACGGAGTCAGCCTCGGCGCAGCTTCAGGATGGACGACGATCGGTACGCCTAGCGGAAGGTCAACCGGTTACAAGATCGTTTCCGCCGCCACGGCGCAGACTTTCACTGGTACTGCCGGTTCTGGTGGATGGGTCTCAACTCTCGCTTCGTTCAAGGCCCCTTCGACGGCTAAGATCGGCGGATTCCTGCCGTTCCTCCTCTAGGCATCCAGGTGAAAGGAGTCCGATGCCGGTAGTCTTCTCGCTCAGCGGCTCCTTCGACAAGACTGACAAGTTCCTTGCGTACCTGGGCCGGGGCGATCTGTACAAGAACCTGAACGCGCTGGCTAGTCGAGGCGTAGCCGCCCTTGCAGGGGCCACCCCAGTGGATTCCGGGGCAACCGCTGCCGGATGGGACTATATTCTCGAAACCGGTCCGGGATACGCCTCGATCTGGTGGGTGAACACCCATGTCGATGCGGACGGCTCACCGATCGCCATATTGCTCCAGTACGGCCACGGAACAGGAACCGGCGGTTACGTGCAAGGGCGAGACTTCATCAACCCAGCCATAAGGCCCATCATGGATGAGATCGCAGACCAAGTCTGGAAGGGGGTTCAGAGCGCATGAGCGGAGTCGATCAGAGAATCGTCGAGATGGCGTTCAAGGGCGATTCGTTCCTGAACGGAGTGAAGAACTCCCTGGGTGCACTTAAGTCGCTTAAGGAAGGTCTTAGCGGCCTCAAGGGCAGCGAGAAGGACCTGAACGCCCTTGACGAAGCCGGCAAGAAGTTCTCGCTGGCGAACATGGCGAACGGCATTAGTGAGGCCACTAACAAGTTCAGCCTGCTGCGCATCGCGGGCCTAACAGCCTTCACGACGCTAGTTCACCAGGCTGTGTTCGCTGGCGAGAACATCCTTAAGTCCTTGACGATCGACCCGATCAAGGCCGGCCTGGATGTCTATGAAACCAAGATCAACGCGATCCAGACGATCCTCGCCAACACCTCCGCCGAAGGAACAAATCTCCAGCAGGTCACAGCCGCGCTGAACCAGCTGAACACGTACGCCAACAAGACGGTGTACAACTTCGGCCAGATGGCGAAGAACATCGGTACCTTCACCGCTGCCGGCGTCAACCTGAAGACCTCGGTCGAGTCGATCAAGGGCATCGCGAACCTGGCGGCCCTGTCCGGTTCAAGCGCGGAACAAGCCTCGACAGCGATGTACCAGCTGTCTCAGGCGATCGCCGCCGGCAAGGTTAACCTCCAGGACTGGAACTCAGTCGTCAACGCCGGACTGGGCGGCAAGGTTTTCCAGCATCAGCTGGAGGAGACCGCACGGGCCACCGGTGTCAACATCGACGCGATCATCAAGAAGGCCGGCAGCTTCAGGAACTCCCTGCAGCAGGGCTGGCTTACCAGCGATATCCTGACCAAGACGCTAGCGACGTTCACCGGCGACCTGAGCAGGGCTCAGCTCAAGGCCATGGGCTTCACCAACCAGGAAGCTACGGCGATCCTGAAGCAAGCCCAGAATGCAGTCAACTCGGCGACGCAGATCCGCACGGTAACTCAGCTGTTCTCGGCCTTGAAGGAAGAAGTCGCGACCGCCTGGTCGCACGTCTTCGAAGCCATCATCGGGAACATCACCCAGGCAACCGGGACGCTGACGAGCCTGCACAACGTCGCGGAGACCGCTCTCACCACCCCGATCAACAAGCTGGCCGAGCTGCTTGCGGCGTTCCGTAAGCTCGGCGGCTTCGATCTGATCATCCAGGGCGTAACGGAAGCGTTCCATGCGCTGGGCGCCGTATTTTCTACCATCGGCGCTGCGTTCCGGGCGGTCTTCCCGTCTAACGGAGGATCAGCGGCGCAGGGCCTGATCAAGATCGCAATCGCGTTTCAGAACTTCGCCGCGAAGCTGCAGCCGTCCAAGCAGACGCTGAACGAGCTAAAGACCATATTCGAGGGCGTCTTCTCGGTCATCAAGATCGGGATCGACATCATCTCGGGTATCATCGGCATGTTCGGGAAGATGGGCAGCTCGGCTCAAGGCGCCGGTGGCGGATTCCTCGCTGTTATCGCCAAGGTCGCGTCGTTCGTCGTCTCCATCAAGAACGCGATCGAGTCCGGCAACGCCCTGGCCGACTTCTTCAAGGTCCTGGGTACGATCATCTCCCTGCCGATCAAGGCTCTCGGGGCGATCATATCCGCGCTCCTCGGCTTCGGCGGAGCAGCTACGGCCGCAGTCGGCGCATCGCAGTCGTTCATCGACAAGGTCGGCTCGGTATTCTCTAAGCTCGGAAGCGCCATCGTCCAGGGAATCCAGTCGGGTGACCTGAGCAAGATCGGCACGATCATCAACCAGATCCTTCTCGGTGGCGTGCTAGTCGCGATCAAGAAGTTCATCACTGGTCTCGGAAAGGGAAGCGGCGGCGGTGGCGGCCTGTTTGCCTCGATCAAGGAGTCGTTCGAAAGCCTTACCAGCTCCTTGAAGGCCATGCAAACGAGCCTGAAGTCCGACGTCCTGCTGAAGATCGCTGCTGCGGTAGCGCTTCTGACGGTGTCGCTCGTGGCTCTCTCGTTCGTCAACGTCGGTAACCTCGCCAAGTCCCTGACCGCGATGACTGTCATGTTCACCGAGCTCCTCGGCGCGCTGGCTGTCGTGGCGAAGATTGCCGGCTCGGCCGGCGTCATCAAGATGACCGTGATCGGTGTCGCACTGAACGAGCTTGCCGTGGCGATCCTGATCCTCACGGCCGCGGTTGCCATATTGGCCCACTTCAGCTGGACGGAACTGGCTAAGGGCCTGTCGGCAATCGGCATCCTGCTGACCGAGCTAGCTATCGCCACGAAACTGATGGCGTCCAACACCAAGGGCCTGATCGCTACTGCAACGGCCATGATAGCGATGGCCGTGGCGATCAACCTGATGGCATTCGCCGTCAAGACCCTGGGCAGTCTCGACTTCGGGACGCTGGCCAAGGGCATCGGATCTGTCGCTGCGCTGCTTCTCGTTCTCACTAGTTTCCAGAAACTAGGAGGCGGAGATCAGCTGATCGCCTCGGCAGCCGGGATGGTGCTGGTCGGTGCTGCGCTGAACATAATCGCGGCGGCTATCAGTAAGCTAGGCGGTCTTCCGTTCGGCACGCTCGTCAAGGGTATTGCCGGGATGGCAGCTGTCATGCTCATCCTCGTCGTCGCCATGAACGCCATGGAAGCCGGTATCGCCGGTGCCGCGGCAATGGTCATCGGCGCTTCGGCCCTTCTCATCCTCGCGCAGGCACTCAAGTCCATGGGCGCTGAATCGTGGGGAGCCATCGCCAAGGCACTTGTCCTGCTGGCCGGCTCACTGGTCATAATGGCAGCTGCAATGCTGCTCATGGTCGAAGGGCTGCCCGGCGCAGCTGCTCTGCTAGTCATGGCTGCGGCTCTGGCGATCATCACGCCCATACTGGTGACGCTAGGCGGCTTGTCCTGGACAGCCATCGCCAAGGGGCTGCTCGCTCTCGCGGGCGTCTTCGTGGTACTTGGTGCTGCCGGCCTGCTGCTCACGCCTCTCGTGCCGGTGCTGCTGGCACTTGGCATAGCGATCACCTTGCTCGGGGTAGGCATCCTGGCTGCCGGAGTAGGGTTGCTGGCATTCGGTGCCGGTCTTACCGCGATCGCAGTGGCCGTTGCTGCTTCTGGCGCGGCCATATTGGCGTTCGTCAAGAGCGTCCTGGGTCTGATCCCGGCTACCTTGGCGGCCATCGGGCAGGGCATCGTGGCGTTCGCCGTGGCAATCGGAAACGGTGCTTCGGCTCTCGTTAACGCTTTCGCCAAGATCATCACGGCAATCGCCCAAGGAATCACCAAGGCCATGCCGGCTATCGGGAAAGCCATCCAGGCTATCCTGACGACGATCCTGGATCTCATCAGCAAGAACTCCGGCAAGATCATCACGACCTTCCTGAACATCATCCTCCAGATGGTGACCAAGATGGCTTCGTACGCGCCGAAGTTCGCGACTACCGCTACTCAGCTCATCATCAACGTGCTGAACGCGATCACGGCCAAGGTACCGTCCATGGCGGCAGCTGCTGTCAGGCTTATCGTGGCTTTCATCGGCGCGATCACCTCGAGCACCGTCAAGGTCGTCAACGCGGCAATAACGATGACCATATCCATGATCAACGGGATCGCGAACTCGATCAGGTCGCACACGCCGGCGCTTCAGTCGGCCATGCGGAACCTTGGGAGCGCGATCATCGGTGCCTTGATCGGGGCTATCGAGGGCGGTCTCTCCGGAGTAGTCGGAGCTATCGTCCATATTGCCTCAAGTGCCATCGACGCAGCGAAGAGGGTCCTTCACATCAACTCCCCGTCAAAGGACTTCATGGAGATCGGCGACGGGATCATGGAAGGGTGGGTGCTAGGGCTAACTTCCAGCAAGCATAGCGTTGTCGATAAGGTAACCGACACCGCCAAGACAGCCATCCAGGCAGCAGGGCTTGCCATGAAGGGTCTCAGCAAGGAATTCTCGGACAACGCTGACGTTCAGCCGACGATCACTCCGGTGATCGACCTGACTAGCGTCAAGGACGGTCTCAGCACCATAGCTGGCCTTACCGGGACGACGTCGATCAAGGCTACCGTCTCGGCATCCAACGCTGCTTCCATATCCGCCGCCAACGCAGCAGCCGCAACCAAGGCTGGCCTTCTTGCGGGCGGACAACAGCAGGTCATCTTCAACCAGAACAACACATCTCCGGTGGCCCTCGACGCCATCACCATCTACCGTCAGACCAGAAACCAGCTATCGATCGCGAGAGGAGTCCTGACCGGTGCTAACACAGGTTGACGTAACGAACGTCCGCAGCAACACTCTGCAACTTCCCCTGTTGAGTGCGGCTAATGGTTACGCGGTCAGGGACATCCAAGGCTTGGACCCCGTCAAGGCAGCGCTTACGTCATCGTCAATGGCGCAACTTGACGGGGCTCAGCCCCAGAACGCCCGTCGTGATATCCGTAACATCACGATGAAGCTTGGTCTAACGCCGAACTTCGTCGACACGACGGTCGACTCGCTCAGGCAAGGTCTGTACGACTACTTCATGCCCAAGTCGAACGTCGGGCTCACCTTCTGGAAAGACGGAGTCGTCTACGCGGTCACCTCGGGTCAGGTCGAGAGCAACGACAACAGCATGTTCTCGGCCGACCCTGAGGTCGATATTTCGATCATCTGCTACGACCCGGACTTCTACGCACCGTCTCCCGTCGTGTCGAGTCTTTCCACGGTCACGACGACGGTCACCACGCCGGTGAACTACTCCGGAAACTCGGACGCGGGGATCATATTCGACCTGAACATCAACACCGTCTTGTCAGGCTTCACCGTCTACAACCAGCAGCCTGACGGCACCGTCACGTCGTTCGCGGTCTCAGGCTCGTTTGTCTCCGGGGATGTATTCACCATCAACTCCATCCCCGGGCAGAAGGCAGCGACCCTGACCCGGAGCAGCGTTACCACCTCGGCCTTGTCGATGGTGGACCCGACTAATGCCGGCTGGCCGGTGTTCCAGAAGGGATCCAACCTGTTCCGGGTGCTTTCGTCCGTGGCGTCGATTCCCTACACAGTAACCTGCACGGCTAAGTACGGGGGTCTGTGATGGCCGACAAGTACGAGTGGTACACCCTGAACTCGTCCTTTCAGCGGGACACCGTGATCGAGGGGTTCGAGTCGTTCATCTGGACCGAGCGATATTCCAGTTTCGGAGACTTCCAGATCGTGACCAAGTCCACTCGCGTGTCCAGGACAATCCTGCAGCCTGGTGTGATGATCGCCATGAAGGGATCGCATTACACCATGATCATCGACACGGTGGTGGACGAGACGGCTGAGGACGGGACCAGGAACCTGACGGTTACCGGAAAGTCCTTCGAGGCGCTCCTGAACGACCGGGTTGCGATGCCGGCCATCGCGGACACGACGACTACCCCGGCGTGGGTCTTGTCTGACACGCCTGGCAACGTCATCAAGACGATGTTCACGGATATCTGCGTAACCGGCGTGATCAATGCCGGAGACGTGATCCCGCAGTACCATTCCGGGACACTTCTGTCAGACGGGAACATCGGCGAGCCGACAGACATCATCACGGTCTCGGCTCCGCCGGACACCTTGTACAACACCATCAAGAAGATCGCTGACACATATTTCCTCGGCTTCAGGATGCCGCGGGACGGAGACACAGGGAACATATATTTCGAGGTCTACGTGGGAAGTGACCGGACATCGACTCAGGCGACACTGCCTCCTGTCGTGTTCGACCCGAACATGGACAACCTCGAGAAGCCCATGCTCCTTTCGTCCACCGCGGCCGTCAAGACTGTTGCCTACGTCTTCGCCCAGAACGGCTCGGCTATGGTCTACGCCGTCGGTGCGGATGCTACGGCAACTGGGACCGGACGCCGGGTTCTGCTGGTCAATTCCAGTAACAGCGAAGCGGCCGGCGCAACGCTCGATGCTGCCTTGCAGACCGAAGGTCTGACCGCCCTGGCTAACCAGCGGCTTGTCTACACCTTCGACGGCGAGCTTCCGCAGCATATTCCGTACGTGTATGGTGTCGACTATTTCCTCGGTGATCTCGTCGAGGAGAGGAACGGGACCGGATACGGGAACCAGCTGCTGGTCACGGAGCAGATCTTCTCCTCAGACAAGACCGGCGAGCGTTCATATCCGACGCTCTCTATCAAGCAACTGATCACGCCTGGTACCTGGGTCACCGAGCCGTCCTCGCTTCACTGGTCGGACGAAGACCCAGCTGTCATCTGGGCAACGCTGTAATTCCTTAGGAGGAATCCATGCCGGTAGGCGACGCAGCAGCTGCGTACGGGCTTCCGCTGGTGCCTGACTCAGGCTCCGGCGGTGAAGTGCGCCTTGGCGCGCAGGAAATCAACCGCACCAGGGACTTCGTCGCGAACGTCGCAACGTCTATCCCAGCGACTACGCCGGTGAACAAGGGAGGTACGGGTGCGACTGACGCAGCAGGTGCCCGTACCAACCTTGGTTTCAGCTCGGGCACTGATCCTGCATCAGACTCCGTCGGCGGTTCGGTGGACGGGAACATCTACTTTCATATCTTGAGTTAGCATGCCTAGCAATTCGGGATGGGTCACCTCCTACGGGGGGAAGATCATCATCACTGCGAACGAAGGCACGCTCGACGAGGCAAACAACCGGTCTCAGATCACGGTTACCGCCCAGATCTACAACGGCAATGCCAACAACGCCGGGCCGAACAGCAACTCACTGTCCAGCGCCATGACCGGGAGCGACCCAGCAGGCGACAGCCTGGCTCAGAGTGGTCCCAACTGGAGCGTCGGGACAGTTACCCCCGGATCCACCAAGACCATATTCACCAAGACGGCCTGGGCTGCGCACAACACATCTGGCGGCGGAACAGCGACCGTCGGATGGAACTATCACGCGATCCAGACTCCTGCGACGGCCATCTTCGGTACCAGCGGAACCATATCCGTGAGCGTGCCCTTGTCGCAGCTTGGCGGAGCGCCGAACGCGCCCGATGGACTGGTGGCGAGTAATATCCTGCCGACGTCCATGACGATCAGCTGGAACGAAGTTTCCGGTGCCACGGATTACGTCCTCGTCGGTGATCTTGGCGACACGATTACCGGTGGGGCAATCGATCGTGACTCCGGTGGCGGGCTTTCGGTCAACCTGACAGGTCTTGCGGCTGGTAAGGACTACACGTTCGAGGTCTACGCCAGCAACGCCGCAGGATACTCTCAGCCTTCAAGCCCGTACACAGTTCAAACCCTTGCCGGGTCTTACATCAGAGTCGGTGGCGTATGGAAGACAGCAATCCCATACGTACGCGACGGAGGTGTCTGGAGGATGGCACTTCCTTACATCAGACAGGCGGGTACCTGGAAACAAACACACTGAAGCGAGGGAGAAGGTGAAGTGGCAGTCGATACTGCGACATCTCGTACAGGACTACGTCCTAACGGGGTTCGGAGCGTGGATTATCTGGAAACAGGTGTACTCGGCAAACCCCAACGGGTACCTGGCGCTCATCGGATTCGCCGTGATGTTCCCTGCGGCCCGCTCGGCAATAGTTACCATTTTGTCGTCGCCTGGGCCACCATCGCCATTGTCTCAGGAGCCGCAGGAACGCTCTTTGCCTTCTTCCTCACGAGATGGAAGTGGTAACCATGACGGGAGAAAAGCCGAAGGTGGTAGTGCTTCCCCCGGAAGCAGCACCTAGGTTCAAGCGTGTCCGGTACGCGTACGTATTCCTGGCTTTGTTCTCTTTCCTCTGTGCTGCCGGCGCCGTGCAGATCTCGATAGCGGCGATCCGAAGCAACAACCAGAGCTTCTGCGATCTCGTGGGCAGCATGACCTCACCTGCGCCGCCGAAGCCAGTCAACCCTGCGGCAGACCCGAAAGCAGAACGGGTCTGGGAGATCTACAACAAGGTGGTCACGCTCGATCACCGTCTCGGGTGCAATAAGTAACCCAGTTAATAAGGAGAGGCTTTGAAGTTGAAGAACAGTACGTACAACTGTCTCAAGTTCGTCGCCCTGGTGCTGCTTCCGGCTGCCGCCACGGCATATTTCGCTATTGCCGGAATCTGGCACCTCCAGCACACCGCGCAGATCATCGGGACGATCTCGGCGGTCGACACCTTCCTTGGTGCGCTGCTGCACGTCTCCACCAAGTCATATTCGCCTCCGACGAACGGCGCGCTCAAGATCGACCTGAGTGACCCGGCCAGGGAGACGTACACCTTGGACGTCACGACCCCGATCGAGGACATCAAGAAGCTGACTCACCTCGTCCTCGCCGTGGAGCCGGGTTCGTCCATCGAGATGAAGACGACGCATCCATGATGCCGGCGAAAGAGCGCATCGACCCGACAGCGCTCCAGCCTCAGCCGGGTGACTTCGGCGTCGTGCACATGGGCGGCGACTCGGGTAAGTGGATCCATATCGGCGAGATCATCAACGGCGACGGGTTCGCGGACTACGAGCACGCGTTCGTGTACGTCGGCGGCGGTCAGATCGTGGAAGCTGAGCCTGGGGGCGCTCGGCTTGCTCAGGTCCACTACAACCATATCCTATGGTCGACCAACCACATATCCTTGACGATCAAGGAACGTCGTTCGATCGTCGAGGCCGCGCACGGCTACGTCGGAACTCCGTACAGCGCTGCGGACTACTTCGCGATCGCAGCGAAACGGCTCGGTCTCGGCGTAGCTGTGCCAGGCCTCAGGGCATACGTCGCATCATCCAAGCACATGATCTGCTCACAACTAGTCGATCAGTGCTACCAGGACGCAGGGGTTCACCTGTTCAACGACGGCCGCTGGCCAGGCTACGTTACGCCGGCGGCCTTGGCGGAACTTCTTCAATGATGGGGCAATGGTGGTCGTGGGGACTGACCATCATAGGGCTCTCATCATGTTTTCTCATCGGTTCAAGGCGAAAAGAAGGATGGCTTCTCGCGACGTTCGTAAACATACCGTGGGTCGTGTACGCCATCATTTCAAGACAGTGGGGGTTCATTGTCTCTGCAACGGTCTACATTTTTCTTGATCTGAGAAATTTCGTGAACTGGAGCAAGTCAAGCCCGCGTTCGACTTGATCGCGAGAAAAACACAGCCTCTAGTGAGAGCCTAACGAGAGGAGAATCGTGTTTAATCGCGCACCGAAAGACGACACCCATCCGCTCGACGAGACCATCGCCAACCTCATTTCCGGCCTAGCTGGCCTTACCGAAGGAGATGAAGCGTACACGCAAGCCATCCAGTCACTCAAGATCCTGATGGAGCTCCGCACCGCCGACAAGGCGGAGAAGCGGAAGCTGCCAGTGAATCCTGACGTGCTGGTGGCCGCGGGCGCCCATGTCCTAGGTATCGTCATGATACTGGGATTCGAGCAGAAGCATGTCCTCACGTCGAAAGCGATGGCGTTCGTCCCGAAGATCCGCATCTAGCACAACAACCCGAAGTAGCCTCCGAGAGCGACCTCGTGCAGAACCCTGCCTGCACGGGGTCTTCTCTTTTTCAGGGGCTCTAAGGTTGTCCCTCGCAGGATTTACACACCCTATAGTGAGACCCCGAATCGAGAGGAACCATCATGCTGAAGACCGTTGCCCCCCGCACCGTCGACGACGTCATGAGCCGCCGCTACGAGACCGAGAAGGGAAAGAAGGCCCTGCGTAAGTTCGCGCTTACGACCGCCGCCACCCTTGCCGCCACCGTCGCCGTGATCAAGATCGTCAACCGTATGGAGAACGAGAAGCCTGAGAACTAACCGATTTACTCACTAACCAAGAGCCCACCACGGGCTCAAGGTTTCTCTCGCAGGTTTTACACACCCTATAGTGAGACCCCACATCACTATCTGAAAAGGACCCTGCAATGAACAATGCCAAGCAGACCCTTGTGAAGATCAGGAACCACATCGCCGCCAACAAGGTCGCGTATGTTGCCAGCACAGTTGCCGCCACCGCGGTCGTGCTGCAGCAGCGCAACAACAGGCAGTTCAGCAAGTTCCTGACCTCCAAGGGGATCGACCCGGACGAGTTCTACTGCCCCGAAGCCTACGAAGAGAAGATGAACGTCAACTAACCAAGAGCCCCTAACAAGGGCTCGCGGTTTTTCGGCTCATATTAGGAGAGGGATATGCTCAAGCCAAGCATAAGCAAGGATACCAAGATCACGATCCTGAAGATCGCGGTATTGGCGGCCGGCGGAGCATGCGTTGCGTCCGCGCTCGGTCTCCGCGACATGGAGAAACAGTACCGCATCCTGCTCTTGCAGAAGAATGAAAAATACCAGGAACTGTTCAGGGACGCCAAGCTCAACCACAAGATGCTCATGCGTTATGTGGAACTCGGCGGACCAGAGCTAGCCGAGAAGATCAAGAACGAGTTCGAGTTTGACGTCGTCACCCGGCACATAGAAGACATCGAGGAATAATACAGTTCGTCGCTCGTGTCACCGAAAGTCCATAGGAAAGGATCGTCATGGAACAGATCATCGTCCGCAAGACCTACCTCGTCATCAGCCCCAAGAACGTCATCGTGACCGCCGCTCTCGGTTCCGCGACCGCGCTTGTTACCGTCGCCGTGATGAACGCGGGAGCTCGTGCTCTGCTGCCGAGGGTGAAGAAGCTCACCGAGAAGGTCGAAGCGAAGCTCGAAGAGACGAAAAACGGGGACGTCGAGCAGCCCTCGGAGTAGCTCGCAAGATATACATGGCCTCTAGTGAGACCCCACTGAGAGGAAAAGCCATGACCAACGAGCAGCTTGACACTCTTGCCGAAATCGCCCGTGACGCTTTGCAGCACGCTGACCAGGAGGTGGCCGCTCTCAACGGTACGCCCGATGACTACAACAAAGTCAGAGGACTTATCGAAGAGATCGGCTATCTCAGCGGACAGCTGATGTATATCCAGCACGAGCTGATCGCCGCCAAGACGACGAGCCCCATCCGTAAGTTCGCACTACTCTGCAAGTCTTAACCAAGAGCCCCTAACAAGGGCTCGCGGTTTTCGGGTCTCAAGCCATATTCGTCCAAGGAGAGGAAACCATGGACCAGATCATCCGCAATCAGCCCACGGCAATCGACCGGCTCAAGGACGCCTGGAACGAGAATCCCTTGCTCGTTATCGGTGTCGCCACCGGAGCGTGCATGGCCATCGCGAAGCTCATCGAAGCCGTCAGCGGAGTTCAGGGCCGGCGTGCTTATGCCCGGCAGATCAAGATGAAGGCGGGGAGGGCGAAGTGAAGAAGTTCATAATCAAGACGATCGTCCTGACCGTGGTCATAGTCCTCATCGTCAGGCGGGTCAACCGCCCCAAGGAGCAGCGACGCTGATGGAGTTTGTCCTGACACAGCGGTCCGGCGAACACGAGATATTCGCTGAGAACGCTTTCGATCACCTGATCGGGCAAAGAGTCCCCGTGAACCTCAAGGAGACTGACGAAGGGCCGGTCATCGCTCCGGTAGGGCACGCTCTTCTCGTGGGCGCGGCTGTCGTTGAGAATGGAAAGGCCGTGAAACTCACTCTCAAGCTCTTGGCCGATGAGAACTTTAGAGCGCAGATCACGGCCGATCTGCTCCTCAAGCAGATGGGGGATATGTCCTTCCGGTTCACGTGATTTCGAAAGCCATATTCTAAAGCCACCAGATCAGTTAGGAGAAAGTCGATCATGGCTCAAGGAAACAAGCTTAATCGAGAAGAGATCAGGAAGCAGCTAGATGATCTCGTGTTGTTCTCTGATGAGATAGCTTCGTATCATGGGATAAGCCGACAAAGGCTATACGACATAGCTGCGTCGTACGGCATCGACATGGACATCCGTGCCGAGTTGATGCGTCTCGTGAACGAGCAAAGACACATTCAGGACCAGATTAACCAGTTCACGATCGCGTATCACAGGCGTAAGTAACCTCGCAGAAAAAACACGCCCTATAACGGAACCCGTAACCAAAATTCCGGAGAGGAATGACAATGCCCAAGACCGTCACCGTCGACCCCGAGACCGTCGTCGATGAGCAGCCCGTCAAGACCAACTCCAGGAAGCGTGAGTTCGCTGCCACTGCCGTGGCGACGACCGTCACCGTTGTCCTGGGACTGGCCGCGACCGGCGCCATCAACCGCCTCGGCGAACTGGTGAAGAACCGCATCGCCCCCGAGCCCGAGAAGCCCGAGAACGAGCTCCAGTAGCCCAACGGCCCCGTAACAGGGGCCAAGGGTTTTTCCTTTCGCATCCGATCACAAACGTAAAGGACGTCGTGATGGACCCGATAATCGTGAACGTCGCCGAGAAGATATTCGGTGAAAAAGGTCGCAGCACGCAAGACGTAGTGGATCACTTCGGCGGCTCCGTCAAGCTGGCCGAGGACTACCTGAACGGCCGTATCGACTGGGACGGCAACGAGATCGTCAGTCCGTAGCACAGGCACATAGATCAGCTAGGAGAGGAAATCGATCATGACTCTGCCACTGTGGGCACGAGTTGGTAAGGCCAAGCTCGTAGAGAATTCGCCGACGATCCTGTCCGGCCTGGCCGTGACCGGCCTGGTCGCGACTGTCGCCTTCGCGGTGAGGGCCACTCCCGAAGCCATGAAGCGCATCAACGCGCTCAGGGACGACAAGGCTACCGAAGCCGGCCCGCTCCTCAAGGACCAGGACGAGGGCCGTAACGACGACCCCGACTTCACCGACATCGTCAAAGCCACCTGGCGGCTCTATCTCCCCGCGGGGATTTCCGGCGCTGCGACAATCGCGTGCATCGTCGGCGCGAACCAGATCGGGCTCCGCCGGCAGGCTGCCCTGGCCGGTGCCTACGCCCTAGCCGAGACCGCGTTCCGCGAGTACAAGGACGAGGTCATCAAGACCCTCGGCGAGAAGAAGGAACGAGAGGTCAACGAGCGGGTCACCGACCGAAGGGTTCAGGAGAAGAACCCGGACGCTCAGGTGATCATCGTCGGGGGTGAGGACCAGCTGTGCTTCGACAAGTACACTGGTCGGTACTTTCGCAGCACTGCGGAGAAGATCCGCCAGGCGGAGATCGAGCTCAAGTCCACTATCCTCAAGGATATGTGGTGCGATCATAACTACTTCTATCACCTCCTCGATCTGGAGGATGTTGTCCTCGGAGACGCGCTCGGCTGGAACATCGACCATATGCCCGAAATCGTCTTCTCCAGCCATCTCGCCCCCAACGGAACTCCCTGTCTCTCCGTCGAGTTCAAGTACCTTCCCAAGGTGGATTATCTCAAGTACTAGGTGGCTCTGGAAGCGGCTGCCATATCCTTGGGCGCTGAGCTTCTGGCTCGTATGGCCGTGGATCGTCGTCAACATGACGGCAAAGTACTGGCTCATGCTCACGGGTGAGCCGATGCCTAAGGAGCGGGCCAAGAAGCTCCGCAAGGACCTCGCAGGAGTTACGCGGGGTATAACGAAGAAGGAATGACTGCCTGCACCCCGCAACCAGGCAGTCTCCTTTTATCACACAGAGTGGGGAGTTCATTCAATGTCATCCGTCGCTACCGAGAAGCCGGCCTCAAGGAGGTCTTCCAGTACCGCTAGGCTGGACTCGGACGGGTTCTTGTCTCGGGCACAACAGCTCGTGCTCGACAACTTCAACGCCCACCGTAAGCCGGACAAGGTTCCGGAGCTCGTTCTGGACGACATCAACGTCGTCTGGTTCGCGAGGGTCCTGGGCGGCTGGAAGTGCATTATTTCCTCCACCGTTGCCAAGGGTCTCCTCTGGGAGATCACCTACGCCAGTTCCAGGGACGAGATGTACCTGGACGTCTACACCAAGCTCAACAACGTCAAGGTCAGCCTCGGAGAGGACAAGTCAACGTGACAACTATCCACGTGGGTTTTACGGTTAAGGTCACCGAAGGCAACGAGAACTTCCTTGACCTGGTCCCGAAGGCCGTCGCGGATCGGTTTGCCGGAACCGAGATCCACGTCGACGAGTCCAGCTTCAGGTTCATCGCGGAGGACTGAATGAAGAACTTCACGATCGTGATCGAGGCCGCGGTACAGGACCTCGACGAGGACGTCATCCGGACCATTCCCAGGGCCATCACTCAGCGGTTCGACGGGACGGCGGTGACGGTCAAGAACGTCAACATCGTCAAGGAAGGCGAAGGTTCGTGATCAAGATACCCATCAGCTACACGGATTTCGACGGCAAGAAGCTCTGCGAAGAGCACTACTTCCACTTGTCGAAGGCCGAGCTCATCGACCTGGAGACCGGGTCCGGTGAGTCCATGTCCGCCAGGCTGGAGAAAGCGGCCAAGTCCGGCAACGGTGGCCAGATGATGAGGATGTTCACCGAGATCATCAGGTTGTCCTACGGCCAGCGGGTTGACGGCTCTGGATCGCAGTTCTTCAAGGACCCGGACCTGACGAAGAGGTTCATGGGCTCGCTGGCGTTCGACCAGCTGCTCGAAGACCTGATCCTCGGCGACACCAACGCGATCGACTTCATCAACGGGTTGATGCCATCAGGTCTGCAGGAACTGGCGGCGAAGGTCGGCGGCCAGACCACGGACGTTCCGCTCCCGGGTCTCCTCGAAGATCAGCCGGACGTCAAGAACAGCGGCCTGTCCAATCCGATGGACGAGACCGGCCAGAAGGTCCTGCCGTGGGCGTTCCGGGAGCCCAACGACAAGGAGCTCATGAGCATGACCCACCCGCAGATGCAGGATGTCTACCGTCGCCGGAGTTCCGGCTGGAAGCCGCCGGCTGACGCGGCCTGACCCCAAGACGTGGGGGCTGCTCTCGTTATAACGAAAGGGAGAGCTCCGGGAGCGGGAGCAGCCTCTACTTCATATCTTGAAAGAAGGATCATGCCAGAAGAAATGCGTGTCGACGAAGGAGCCGGACGCCAGGGATCCAGGTCGGTGAACTATCCGGCCAATTCCAAGAAATCCCAGCAAGCGGATCAGCCGGCGGAGGAAAAGAAGGTCGAGCAAGTCGTCACGGGCCAGGTTATCAGGCGAAAGCGCAGCCCGTTCGCCAAGCTCGCACATGGCTTCCTGGCAGAGGACTCGGGAGGGATATTCGAGCACATCGTGCAAGAGGTCCTGATTCCCGCGGCCAGGACAATGATCTACGACATGTTCACCCAGGGCCTTGAGAGGACGCTCTGGGGCGATTCCAAGCCGAGAAGCTCCAACCAGCGGGGCTACACGAACTACAGCACGAAGTCGACGGTCACCACGCGGACCGGGCCATATTCCGGCGGCGCCACTGTGACGCCTCTGAGCAGGCAGCAGCGGGCTACGCACGATTTCACGGACATCATCGTCCCGAACCGTGCGGAAGCCGAGGAAGTCCTCGACCGGATGCGGGACCTAATTCACGAATACCAGGTCTGCACGGTCGCCGATTTCCTGGACCTCGTGGGCCAGACCGGCGAGTTCACCGACGACAAGTGGGGATGGTTCGACCTCCGCAGCGCGGACATCAGGATCGTCCGTGGCGGCTACATGTTCCGCCTCCCCAGAACCCAGCCCATTACCTGAACATCCGACATACCCAGCCAGTTACAAGAAAGTAGGCTGTCATGCACAGGAAACCAGTCAACCCGGCACAGCGGAAGCGCCAGCTCGTCATTGTCCTGGGCGCTTCTCTCGCGGTAATCATCTCGGTGTGCCTCACCATCATATTCACCAGCACCGACGGGAACGGCAGAGTACAGGACGTCTCTGCATCCTCGGCGCAGGACGTGGCAAACCAGGTGGGATGCGGCGACTTCAAGCACGGCGGATCCGGGTTGATCTCTGGTCTGGGTATTAGGATATACGCCGCCGACAGCGGTACGTGCGACGTCGACGGTCAGCAGTACGTGGTTTACACATTCCCGAGTACGGATATCCGCAACGAGTGGGTCCAGGCCGCGAACCAGATCGGCGAGAACGCCAAGTGGCAGACGGACACGGCCGTCGTTTACCCGTACCGATGACTCGAGGAAAAGGAGGAGCGTCATGACCATCGAGCAGAAGCGCCAGTGGCTCATGGCGCTCTATCCGCACAGCAAGACCTGGGCTGAGAAGGTAAAGAGAATGCCCGAAGCTCAGGTCGTCGCCATATACCTGAAGAAGCAAAACCAGCCCAAGGAGAGGGCATCATGACATTCCAGCAGAACGCGATGAGATTCGCCAGGCAGAGCGAGTTCGTCCTGCGCAAGAACGCACCAGCGATCATGACCTATGTCGGCGTCGGCGGCTTCATCGCCACTGTCGGCCTGGCCATCCGCGCCACGACCAAGATGGACGAGATCGCGCCGAAGCTTCGTGAGCAGATCAAGGACGTCAAGGACGAGAACGACATCACCGAGGGCATGACCAAGAAGGACGCCAGCGAGCGCCTCGCCCGGGTCTACGTCGACGTCGCCAAGGAAGTCACCAAGATCTACGCTCCGACCATCGCGGTCGGTTCCGCTTCCATCCTCCTTGTGCTGGGCGGCCACGGCCTCATGGTCCGGCGCCAGGCGCAGCTGGCCGCGGTTTATGCGGCTCTCGACGCGAGCTACAAGGCCTACCGCAAGCGCGTCGCCGAGGTCCTTGGCGAAGAAGAGGAAGACAAGCTCTATCGCCGGCCTCCGATGCGGGCTCTCGATCAGGACGAGGACGGGTTCACCGACGAAGGTGCCGACACCACCACGATCGACATGGGCGGCGCGAATCCGTCGCCGTATGCCAAGTTCTTCGATGAGTCCAGCCCGAACTGGGTCAAGACCCCGGAGTACAACCTGATCTTCCTCAGGGCGCAGGAGCAGTGGGCCAACGACCGGCTCAGGATGTACGGCTACCTGTTCCTGAACGAGGTCTATGAGGCACTCGGCCTCCCGCGTACCCAGGCCGGCCAGATCGTCGGGTGGAGGGTCGACAAGAACGGCCAGAGCCCGAGTGGTGGTGACGGGTTCGTCAGCTTCGGTCTCGGCGACATCTTCGATGAGAACGCCCGGGCTTTCATCAACGGGCTGGAGAACGTCGCCCTGCTGGACTTCAACGTCGACGGCGTCATAAGGATCTGACGCCATGAAAGTGGTGAAATTTGATATCCGTAGCCTGCTGGCTGGCGGCCTGGTGGGCTCTCTCGTTGGCGGGAGTGTCGCTTATGTTCTCGCGCGCTCCAGAGCTCGACGAGAATATGAGGCCCGTCTCGACCAGGCTGTCGCCGAGGTCAAGGCGCACTACGCCAGGCCGATCATCCCTCATCTCAAGGCCGTCAGCCTCGATGAGAAACCGCGAAGCCGCTGGGCCGACGTCATCAAGGCCACTGTCGGCACGCAATCCGTTCCTGACCCTCTTGCGGGACTCGATGACGGATCCCTCGATGAAGAGTCCGCTGACGAGGATCCTGACGGAGTTCGAGAGGGAACAGTCTCTGAGGGAAGCTCAGGACTTCCGGGATTGGGAGACGGAGCAGCTGGTCCCGTAGAGGACGGTGAACCCGACGGCCCTTTCGAGATACCGGAAGCAGCATTCGGCGAGCTCGCCGAGGAGGGCTTCCAGCAGATAAGCGTGACCTACTACGAGGCGGACCGGACCTTGTGCGACGACAAGGACACCCCGATTCGTAACATCATCGAGACCATCGGGACGGACAACCCGAGAGGTCTCAGCCCGGAGCTATCCGGCGATCCGCAAATTCGTTACGTAAGGAACAGGAGGTTGGAAGTTGACTTCGAGATCCTCCTCGACGCCCGGTCCTTTGCCGAGACCGTCCTCGGCTACGGGCAACCAAACAAGCGGCGCGAGAAGAGTCCCGCGGCAACGAAGTCAGCCGAGTGAGATCACCATCCAGGACGCATATTTCAACTGGCTCTACCGGCAGATCCATGATCGTCTCAACTTGACGGTCGTCTGCCGGCTGATGCACCAGGTCGAATTCACCCCTCTCGTGCCGTACGACGAGAACCGGGTAGCCGTCGCCGCCGGACTCAGGAACCAGTTCCAGCGTTTTGCTGGCAGCCTGGGTCCGGGCGAAGTAGCAGACTTGATGGGACCGAACGCCAGCGTCTTCGAGGTGCTAGTCGGCCTCGCTGGACAGGCGGACGACATGATTCCGCTGACCATTCAGTCATGGTTCTCCGTGTTCATCGAGAACCTCGGACTGGACAGGTACTTCGATGAGTACCTGAAACGCCGCTCGACTTGGTCCGTCGAGTCCGTCATCAACAAGTTCAACAACCGAGATTACCGCCCGAACGGCAGAGGCGGTATATTCCCGCTCAGTCACCCCCAGCATGACCAAAGAGAAGTCGAGCTCTGGTACCAGATGGGGGCATATATGACTGAGAAAGGCATGTACTGATGAGCGGACACGGGTATCCGCCGCTGGGAGAGAGCATCAGAAGCATGGAGGAATACATGGATACAGACGACAAGAAAGAAGCCGCACTCAACTTGCAGTACGGGACGGGAGACACGCCCCTCAAGGTGACCGAGTACTCGCCGTACCCGATCATCGCCCGGGCGCTGGTCTTCGACTACGTGAGGGAGCACCTCGACCCGACCGACACGATCGTCCCCGAGCTCGGCTTCGATGACGTCTACGTCGTCTCGTTCACCTACATCCTGAACAACTGGAAGGCGCTCATCAGCACCAACCTTCCGGACGGGATGTACTACGAGGTGACGTTCGACGTCAGCAAGGGAACCGCCTACATCGACGCCTACAAGCGGTTCGACCACAAGGAAGTCGCCGTCCCGGCACGCAGGAGAAGGTAACAACACCCCGAGGGAGATGGAACTTATGGCGGCACCTGTCGAGCTCATCGTCCGCAAGTTCATCGACGGAAACGACAACTACCGCAAATCGCTGCACGAGCACCTGATCGACACTCATCCCGAGCGTGACAAGATCGTCGAGATGATCACAGATGCGGGTGTCAACTACAGCGAAACGGACCCGGCCTCTAACCTCATGTCCCGGGTTCACCGCATACAGCGGGAGATAGACGCACGAGGTTGACATAAGGAGCGCGTATGGACTTCTATCAGGTGAGGGAAAGGCAGGTGAAGAACGGAACGACGGAAGTCTATCCGGACTTCGTCGTGCGTCCTTCGCGTGACCTGATGGTTCGTGGCGGTTCCTTCCTGGCGATATGGCACGACAAACTCGGCCTCTGGTCGACTGACGAATATCACGTACAGGAGCTGATCGACGCTGACCTGTACGCTCACGCCGAGCGGATCGAGGGGCCGGTAAAAGTGCGGCCTCTCGGATCTTACGGCTCCAAAATGTGGCAGGAATGGCGCAGCTTCGTGGGACACATGCCTAACACCCACCAGCAGCTGGACTGCAACCTGGCATTTTCCGATACGCCGTCCCGGAAGGGGGATTACAGCTCGAAGAGACTGCCTTACTCGGTTCACGAGGGTACGCTTACCTCGTATGACCGGATGATGTCGGTACTCTACGCGCCGGAGGAAAGGGAGAAGCTGGAATGGGCCGTCGGCTCGATCATCGCCGGTGACTCAAGGAAGATCCAGAAGTTCTTTGTCCTGTATGGTGAAGCCGGTACCGGCAAGGGCACTTTCCTTAATATCCTAGAAATGTTGTTCAGCGGGTATGTTGCGACCTTCAACGCGAAAGCGCTGACCGGATCGTCAAACTCCTTCGCCACGGAGTCTTTCTCTACCAACCCGCTGGTGGCTATACAGCATGACGGTGACCTTTCAAGGATCGACGACAACACCCTGCTCAACTCGGTGGTGTCGCACGAGACCATATTGGTCAACGCGAAGTACAAGGCCCAGTACTCCACCAAGATCAACGCCATGCTCTTCGTCGGCACCAACACGTCGGTGAAGATCACGGACGCCAAGTCCGGGTTGATCAGGCGGCTGATCGACGTTCATCCTACGGGTGACCGCGTTCCGCACAGCGAGTACGACGCCTTGATGCAGGGCATCACTTTCGAACTCGGTGCCATTGCTAACCATTGCCTTCAGGTTTACCGGAAACTCGGAGCGACGCACTACTCCAGGTACCGGCCGACGGACATGATCGTGCGAACGGACGTGTTCTTCAACTTCCTGATGGCCAACTACGAGTTGTTCCACGAGCAAGACGGTACAACGCTCAAGCAAGCGTGGTCGTTGTACAAGACGTTCTGCGATGAAGGCGGCTATGACTGGCGCCTGAACCAGAGTAGGTTCCGTGATGAACTGCGGAACTACTTCAAGCATTTCGCAGACCGGGGCAGGATGAACGGCACGCAGGTCTGGAACCTCTATACCGTGTTCCGTACTGAACTGCTGGGACAGACCCCCCTGCCAGAAGAAGTGGCACGTAGCCTGCTGCTCGAGGAAGAGAAGTCGCTTCTTGACTTGGATCTTTCCGATCGGCCGGCACAGCTTGCAAATGACAAGGGAACGCCTACGACGAAGTGGGCAGAGGTAACTACTACTCTGTTTGATATTGACACGTCACAGGTGCACTACGTCAAGCCAGGTCAGCAACATGTAGTGATCGATTTCGACCTCAAGGGGGACGACGGAGAGAAGGACCTGGCGAAGAACCTTGAGGCAGCAAGCCTCTGGCCGCCCACCTATGCAGAGCTCAGCCAAGGTGGTTCTGGGGTTCATCTTCACTATATCTACGCCGGCGACACCGCGGAGCTAAGTAACGTTTACGCTCCTGGTATCGAGGTGAAGACATTCGCAGGCGATGCCTCGCTGAGGCGCCGTCTGTCACGCTGTAACAATATCCCGGTCGCAACCATCGACAGCGGCCTACCCCACAAGGAGCGGCGAATGCTTAACGCTGAAACGATGAAGAGCGAGAAGGCCTTGCGCGACCTCATCATGAGGAACCTGCGCAGGGAGATTCACCCCAGCACCAAATCCAGCTGCGACTTCATCTGGAAGATCCTCGAAGACGCCTGGAATTCTGATATGCCGTACGACGTCACGGACCTGCGGAACAAGGTCCTGGCGTTCGCGAATGGCTCGACCAACCACTCGGACTACTGCGTCAGGCTCGTGATGACGATGAAGTTCGCGTCCGAGACGGCGCCTGAGCCAGGCACTGCTGAGCCGGCTGATGACCGGCCGGTGATCTACGACGTCGAGGTGTTCCCCAACCTCTTCATCGTCTGCTGGAAGTTCAAGGGAGACGGCAACGTCGTCCGGATGATCAATCCGGCGCCATCGGTCATCGAGGAACTCTGCAGGATGAACCTCGTCGGGTTCAACAACCGGCGGTACGACAACCATATTCTCTATGCCAGGATCATGGGCTACGGCGAGTACGCGCTCTACCAGCTCAGCCAGAAGATCGTGGCCGGAGATCAGAGCGGGATGTTCGGCGACGCGTACAACCTGTCTTACGCCGACATCTACGATTTCTCGAGCGACAAGAAGTCGCTGAAGAGATGGCAGATCGAGCTTGGCTTGAATCACGTGGAGCTCGGCCTGCCGTTCGACGAGGAAGTCGATCCGGTTCTGTGGGAGAAGGTCGCGGATTACTGCGCCAACGACGTCATCACGACCGAGGAAGTGTGGGAGGCGTGCAAGCAGGACTGGGTTGCCAGGCAGATCCTTGCCTCGCTGTCCGGCCTGACGCCGAACGACACGACCGCACGGCACACCGCCAGGATCATATTCGGCGAGAACCGGGATCCGCAGAAGGAGTTCGTGTACACCGACCTGTCGAAGGAGTTTCCAGGTTACGTGCACGAATTCGGCAAGAGCACTTACATGGACGAGGTCGTAGGCGAGGGTGGATATGTTTACGCCGAACCGGGGATGTACAGCAATGTCGCTGTTCTTGACGTTGCGTCGATGCATCCTACAACGATCGAAGTTCTCAACGTGTTCGGTCCGTATACGAAGAACTTCTCGGCTCTCAAGGCTGCTCGGATCGCGATCAAGAGGAAGGATTACGCGGCGGCGAAGAAGCTGCTTGGCGGAGTTCTCGTTCCGTTCCTGGAAAGTGAGAGTGATGCTAAAGCTCTTTCCGACGCGCTGAAGCTGGCCATCAACATGGTCTACGGCCTCACGGCCGCCAGTTTCAACAATCCATTCAGGGACATCCGGAACCGGGACAACATCGTCGCCAAGCGCGGCGCCTTGTTCATGGTGGACCTGAAGCATGCGGTCCGGGCGCAGGGTTTCAACGTCGCCCACATCAAGACGGACTCGATCAAGATCCCCGAGGCAACTCCGGAGATCATCGAGTTCGTTATCAATTTCGGCAAGAAATACGGATACGACTTCGAGCACGAGGTGACCTACGACAGGATGTGCCTCGTCAACGATGCGGTCTACATCGCGAAGGCCACGGACGGCCGGTGGACCGCAACGGGTGCGCAGTTCGCGCATCCCTTCGTATTCAAGACGCTGTTCAGCAGAGAGGCGGTGGACTTCGAGGATCTCGTAGAAATCAAGACTGTCACAGCAGCCCTTTATCTCGATTACGGTGACGGCGCTCCTCAGTTCGTAGGGCGGGCCGGGGCTTTCGTCCCGGTACAAGAGGGCACCGGCGGCGGGTTGCTGCTTCGTGGCAAAGGCGGGCAGTTCCATGCTGCCGGCGGAACGAAGGGCTACTACTGGCGGGAAGCCGTAGTAGTGAGGGAACTGGGTCTTCAGGACACGATCGACATGCGGTATTACCAGAAACTCGTCGATGCCGCCCTGAAGAACATATCACAATTCGGCGACGCAGAATGGTTCAGGAGCTGAACATGGCATACGACACCGAAAACAGCGCCGGCGGTCCGACCGAATACCCGCAGTCGAAGGAGTCTGCTGCGGAGAAGCGGGCGGAAGCCGAGCGCAAAGGCTCCGGCAAGAAGTAACCTCACGTCGCCATTTCCAAGGGGCCTGTTTTAGTACAGCAAGTAGGAGCACAAGATGTCTCGTCACCGTAACCAGGAAGACAACTCCACCTCATCAAATTACCTGGAAGTCCCGATGGTCGTTTACTCAGCGGGACGACGAGTTCGCGTCGGTATCGCGTCGGTATTTCCCGACGGGATCGCTGCGCATTTCGACGAAAAGCCGGATGACGACTTCGCGAAGGCAGTCATCAAGGCAATCACGAGCGGGCTGGTTAACGCCCTCTCCATCGCTCCAACGCCGGAGAAAGACCCGAGTCTGCAAGACTACATCAAGGAGAGAGAGTAAGTGAACGCACCGATCGCGGATAGCGTAGACCAGGACATGCACCTCGTCAGGGACGACGGCGGCTACCCCGAGGACTCGGAACGGCACCGCCGTCAGCAGTTCACGCCCAACGCCCCCAACCTCAGCCAGGACTTCACGGCCGAGCTGATCGACGCCCAGCAGGACCTCATCGCGGCGCAGCACCAGTTCCTCCGGGACGGTGTCCAGACCAGGCTGCTCGCGGCTCAGCAGCGCTTCCTCCAGGTCCAGACCGCTGTCATCGGGCGCCTGGGCGTCTTCGGCTGATGGCTGGCCGGCTGCAGCCGGTCGTTCTCGAAAACCGCCGGATCCTCTTCAGGAACTTCGCAGGCGAAGAAGGACGGTTCAATG